AATACCTTCTTTGTGTAGTTCTATCATCGCCTTCTTGGTCATGTCAGCTGCAGATCCTTGTATCAATCTATTCAAAGCTTTGTATGTATAAGCTCTTTTGATCCCTGGTCCGTGTTCCGCGAGCGCTGCATCGTGAGTCAATGGTTTATGTATACCGAATTGATTAGGCTCCCACAGGTGAAACCTACACAGTCTACCCAGCAGAGTACGTATCTGTCCACGATCCTGTGCTCTTGACATAACACTATCCATTAATTGTTTTACAAACGGTACACGTGAATGATATTGTTTAAATAAATCTTCAGCTGTCTCTTTGTTTACACCCAGCTCTGCTTGTAGTTTATTTTTACCCATACCATAAAACAAACCTAGATTGATTGTCTTCGCCTGGCTTCTTGGTATGTTAGCCATGTCAGCTACGATCTGGTGAAAGTCTACACTAGAATCATTGTAAGCATCTAATACATCTCCAACACCATACATATTTTGTAATGCTGCGTAGTGTACAACTAGTCTTGGCTCTTGTTGTGAGTAATCAAATACACCCCACTTCATACCTTCTTCTGGTATAAATAAACTTCTAATCATTGGTCCAAGTTCTTTGTTTCGTGCAGGTATCTGCTGTAAGTTTGGATTAGAATAACTAAATCTACCGGTAACTGTGCCACCTACATCTGATCTTAATTGATTTATTTCTGCGTGTATTCTTCCTTTATGTGAGTGTTTTAATATGGTATCAATAAATGTTGTGTGCGATTTATTTATTTCTCTTGCACGTGCAATATATTTAACAACAGGGTGTGGGTGATTCTGTAAAAAATTTTTAGTAAAAGATGGAGAATTTGTTTTTTCGGTTCGGTCAAAAGGTAGGTGAAGTTTTTCAAAAACTTGAGCTATCGATCGAGCAGCCCATATTTGGGTATCTATTCCTGTTTCTTTTTTTACTTTTTGTAAGCATTCTTTTTCTTCTTTTAGTAATTTGCCTTTTAATTGATTTGCTGCTTCAACGTCTACACGCACTCCTAAAAATCTCATATCAACGAGGCAAGGAAAAAGTTCTGTCTCTAATTTAAATATATCTTCTATGTCTTGTGCGTAGATTTCTTTTTTCATCTCTTGCCACAACTCCAAAGTCATCTCAGCATCTCTTTCAGCATACTCACCAACATACATTGCAGGTAATTTATACATCTCAGACTTAGCATCTATGCCCCATTCTTTGGCTGTTTCGGCCAAAATAGACTCGTTTTTGCCCTTTCCGAGGTAATCCCGACCCATACTACCTAAATCGTAACGAAAGCGATTCTCGTCCACGAGAGAGCCAGCAATCATGGTATCTACGATCTGACCATTTATTTTTAGTCCTGCAGCTCTAATAAAGCATACATCGTACATAGCATTGTGAAATATCTTAACTGCAGGTGTATTTAATACACCCTGAAACCACTTTAGAACCATTCTAAAGTCCATGTTACCACCACCTTCATGTGCTATTGGATAATATCCAGCCCAGTCAGTTACAGCCACAGCAATACCAACTATATCACCTCTACCTGTAACAGATCCAGATCCCATAGTTTTTAATTCTGGGTCTTTAGTTTCTAAGTCAATTGCTATCTCATCATACTTTGATAAGTCAGGAAATTCAGTAGGTGGTAACCACTCTACTTGTGGTGAGAATAATGGTTTTTGTATCATGAGTAATCTCTCTCAAGTATCATTTCTAAATAATGTATTGCTTTCTTGATATCTTCTTCCTTCCCTTTTGACTGGTGCCTGCAGATATATTTTATAGCATTACCCTCTGCAAAAAGCAATTTGTTTTCGTTTATAAAGTGTGCAGGCTGTATACGAAAATTTTTATAGTGTTTCCCGCCTACCTGCTTTTCTAAAGAATCGTATGTTGATTCTTTAAAAATATCTTTGTTTGTCATAGATTGTATCCTTTGTATCTTTGTTTTGGTTCTATAATGTGTAGATGTTCCTTGGTCCGTGTTGCACCAACATAGAACAATCTATTCTCATCATCTGGATTTTGTTCGTATGACTTCATTGTGTTTAAACTTAAATCTGTAAGCAACACAACATTCTCACACTCACCACCCTTCGCACCGTGTATAGTTGACAAAGTTATACGTGGTGCTTCGTTTAACTTCTCTCCGTTCTTTCTCATCTTTCTTAAATAATCTACGTCTCTTTTTGGTGCACCATTAAATGCTTCAAACCAAACAGAGTCTACATTTAATCCGTAGTCTCTTTTCAATTGGTCAATACCATAAAAAGATTCTTTGGCCATACCTTTCATTTTTTTCTTATCCCAAGAATCTATGTATGACGATATGTTTTCTAATTGATCATACTTTAACAGCTGACCTTGACGTAAGTGTTCCCAATCTACAGCTGCTGCATGTAGTTTGTGTTCACGTGTTTTTCTAAATTTGTTTTGATAGTGGTAACCATTTAAATATAAATGTGGTTCTAGCTGATCTAACATGTATTTAGTTCTTGCTAAAACTAACCATTGACCTGAAGACATATCAACTTGTTCAAAGTCAAAGTATCTTGATAAAGATCCTTGATGTGTTTTTGGTTGCCAAGTTTTATCTATTCTATTTTTTATTTTATTTATTATACCCATAGCTAACCCATGTACCTTTGCAGGAATCCTGTAAGACTGCTGCAAAGGTAGCATTTGTCCTTCCTGTGCTATGAAAGAATCCACGTCCGCTCCTGCCCATCTAAATACTGCTTGGTCATCATCGCCTGCAATAAAAGAATCTGTTGTTTTTTGCCAAATAGTTTTTGCCATATCCCACTGCATGTTTGACAAGTCTTGTGCTTCATCAATAAATACAACATCAAACTTTGGTACAGCTGCATCAGACTTTGTAAACTCTGTGATCATGTCATTGAAATCTATAAGGTTATGTTCTTTTTTATATCTTTCTAACTCTGCTGCTATAATCTTTAACTTATCTCTTTCAAGTTCTTGGTTATGTTCGTTTAAATCATACTGTTGTTCTGGTGTTATGTTTCTAAGTTTAGCAAGATTAATAATTCTTAAATACTCACTATCTGATGTAAAGATACCTGAGTGATCATCTTCATACACAGCATAGTTTACAGGAAAACCTATTCTCTTTCCTAAATCCATGTAATGTCTACGTTGCATTACATTTTCTTTTTTAATGCCAAGTCTTCTAAACGCTAAAGAGTGTAGTGTTCTAAAGTATGGTAGATCATCCTCTTCTAAATTAAATTTTTTTACAGCTCTTTCTCTCGCCTCGTATGCTGCTTTTTGTGTGAATGCAAAGTAACCAACTTTATCTGGGTCTGTGTGTTTTAAATAATCATCTACTTTGTTTAACAAAGTTGTAGTCTTTCCTGTTCCTGGTGGTCCCAATACAATTGTTTTCATTAGTATGGCGCCTCGTCTGTTAGTTGTTTTTGTTTATACTCTTCATTCTTTTTTTCAAACTCTTTCACAACAAACACAGATAGTTTTTCTTTTCCTATTCTTTTGTTTTCACAATCACATTTTTCTTTTAACAATTGTGCTGTTCTTGAATAACCAAGATCCCATCTTCTACGCATTAAAAACTGATGATAAAACCTGTCATACACAAAGTGATGATGGCCATTGTTTGTCCACACACCACCCTTTGGTAGATCAGATCTATCACTTGAAGATAATCTATTTAAACAAAACTCTTCTAAATGATTTTGTAATTGATCTTCTGTACGTAAACCTTCTGCAGGTTCTGTAACCTCTGCACCTTGTAGTAATTGATTTGTAAGATGCACCCAATCTTTTTCTTTTAATGTAGGTGGTCTAGTTTTTAATTGAACCATACATGCTTCTTGAAATAAACTTTGTTGTCTAAGATATTTAACGCTGTCTAATTTTAGTCTTTCTCCATCTACATTCATGTAATAGTAAGGATCTTCTAAATCTATGACTTGTAAGTCTGTAAGATTTGGAAACAATACTTCTTGACCTATACCAAACTTTCTAGATCTACATAGTGTCTTGTCACATAAACTACACATAGGTTGATCATTACATTTGTATCCCCAATCTTTTTTGTCATGTTGTTTTATAACTATATCTACTTCTGAATCAGATAGTGGTTGTTCCATAGCAGTCTCATTAAATACAACTATTTTTGATTTCCAACCATCTGGCCATTTAGATTTTGCGTAAACACCATAGTGAAATAGTGCATTATTTCTACCACCCTCACCTATTTTGTTTTCTGACATCAACTCAATACAAGGTGGTCCATCTGAATATTTTGTTTCTGGTCTTTTTATTTCTAAACTTTCTACTGTGTCTGCAGTAATAACTTTTGTTTCATATAATTTATAAAAACCTTCTAGACTAGCAGCGTCACCCTCATTATCAAAAGCATATCTTACTGTATCATCACCATTAAAGTATGGTAAATTTAAAAAATTTCCTGTATCATCTTGCGATTTTAATTCTGTTTGTTTTGGAAAAACTTCTGAATTACCATAACCAAGCACAGCTCTAATCTGTACAAGTTTATCTCTCATTATTTTTGCTGATACATAATCCGATGTAAATAAAAATACATGTGCTCCACCAGATTTAGATCTGCATACAATTAGTGGTAAGTTTAAATTTTTTATTTTATTAATTAATTTTTTGTGATCAAAGCCTGCGTATGAGTCTATGTCAATACAACCCCATCTGCATTCGCTGTTATCGTTGATTGGTATGATACCTAAATTTTCTGTACCCTGTAAATGTTTTAACCACAGTTCTGGTGTAACAGGATCTCTTTTTACAAACGATTTGCCTTTTACTTTTTGACCATTACCGTTTGATTCACCCACGATGGTGACACCATGAGCACGGTCTAAACCTTGAAATATATTTCTGAATCTTTCTATTCTATCTTCTATCATTTAGCACATTTTAAGTGGGCGTATCCACTCTCGCTTCGACGCCCACTACCTAGGATTCTAGTATGGTTGCTTAGACTCCGCCTCTTCTGAGCCGTGTTTAGCTTGGATCTCACCCTTACCTACACTTGTTGCAAAAGATTTTGCCATGTCATAGATACTTTTATCTTCAACAGGACCAACCTTAGACACATCCCAACCAAACCATGTTCCTTTGTCGTTAGACATCTGGACGGTTGATAGTTTATAAATGTGGCTGTATGTAGGCGGTGTAAATAAACCATTCTTACCCTGCATTTTTAAACCCATCATCATTGAGTTCCATTTTCTACTCACTTTTAATTGAGTAGATTTCATAGAAATCAAAGCAGTTTCTGGGCTATCACCAACAATAAGTACAAAGTGACTAGCAGTATTATCTAAATAGTTACCGTTCGGTAATCTATCTTTATAATCTTTACCTCTAGTTGTTTGGCTTATGATATCACTATCTGCCTCGTGAATTGCAACAGGTGCACCACTACTGGTACCTCTGTCTTGCCATTCAATGTACTGTCTTTTGTAATGACATGGTACAACATTTATACTGTCATACAATTGATTGGTTACAGTGTTTATGATTTTGCCGGGTTCAGCGCCCTCGACATATTTACCATCACGCTTGTTAACTTCTGGTGATAGCTGTCCCAAAATTTTTAAGAAAGGTAACGCAAGATCTTCCTGCGATATATTTTGAGCACCTTGTTGTGCATCAGCTTCAAATAAATTTGTTGCTAACGCTCCTTCTTTTTTCGTTGCTACTTGGTTCATGTTACTTGTTCCTTTTTATTGTAGTTTTATTTTCAGAGTATACTCCGAAAATTTCCGTTGGCATTTCTTTACCTGCCTCAATACGTTCACGGACTAACGCTTTCAGAGTCATGGGTTCTACCTTCATCTTTTGTGTCGGTTGGAACCCTTGACCCTTCGCAAGTTCAGCGTAAGACGCTGCCTTGTTATCTTCGTTACGACCAAAAGACACCGAGATCTCGTTCTTAATGATATCTCCTAGTCCATTGTTACGAAGCCAGTTAAACGCCGCTTCTTTATTCGCTTCCGTTATGGTAGCTCGATACGTCGTTGAAACTTTTAAGTGAGATCCATCTTGCAGTTTTAATTCTGCTAGCCCCATCTCACTCATCATTGTTGGTATAATATCTCCAGAGATTTTTTCAATCTCTTTCTTTGTATTTTTAATATTATCCTCTTGTAGTTGTAATCTACTTTGTAATGATTCTAATTTTTCTACTTGGTCTGCAAGTGACTGAATATTCTCAGTCTTCTTCATGGCATCTTGTTGATCTGCTTCAAAATTAATTGTCATCTATTTTTCCTTTCTCGTACAAATTAATTGTTATAGGATAGTATTTTGCTTCTTGTCTATCCCATTTTAGTAAATGATATCTACCATTTGTAATATCAGAAACTAAAGAACATGCTATACCTATAATAGCAGGATCACCAGTGCATAATATGTAATCTTCTTTCTTAAAGTTTTTTAATTTTTTTCTTAACTCAAAAATAAGAGGACCTGGTGAAAAAATTATTTGTGAAAATTCTGGCAGTAAAAATTCTAGGTCTACCATACCTTGTTCCAGGTATCTCTTGAATAACATAAACTATTCTTTCTGACATTATGACTTGACATATAATTCATCCTGGATTATATGTCAACCCTAGAAAGAAGAAAATATTATGAACTATAAATTTAAAACAAAGCCATACAAGCATCAATTGACTGCTTTAGAAAAGTCATGGAACAAAGAAAACTACGCATACTTTATGGAGATGGGTACAGGTAAAACAAAAGTATTAATAGATAACGTTGCTA